GAATTTATGCAGTGCTTTAGGGTGGCTATCAAACCTAGTGATGATCTTTGCGCTGTACATCTCATATCAAATTATTAGGAGATCATAATGCCTGCAATATTAATCCCTATTTTATCCGCATTTGCAGCTTCACTAGTTGCAAGGTTAATGCTCGGCGCAGGCTTAGCATTCTTTACATACAGTTTTGTTGATGACCTTGTTGCACAAGCACAAAATGAAATGACTGGTTTACTCAACAACTTACCATCTGACATCATCGGTTTAATATCAATTCTAAAAGTACCTCAAGCCTTGAGTGTTGTCATGTCTGCAATGGCAATTGCAGCATTCATAAAAACCACTAAGGTTTTTATAGGTCAAGCGGGTGGCTAAATGCTCTATTTAATTTCAGCACCGCCTAGAACTGGTAAGACATTGAAAGCAATTGAGATCATCTTCAAACATCTAAATCAAGGACGTGTTGTTTATACAAATATCGTTGGAATCAACATACCTGGTGTAATCACATTCACATCTGAAATGCAGAACCCACATGACTGGCGCGACTTACCTAACGACAGTGTTGTTATTTATGACGAAGCTCACGAACACCCTGCATTTGCCGATAGAAATTTAATCAAAGATAAAGAGAAAATGGCACAAGTCAGAGACATAGGCATCTCATTAACCCTCCACGGTCATTTTGGTTTCGATATTTATATGATTACCCAAAACCCTAGATTGTTATGCGCCGAAGTCCTTGCAAGCGTAGGAACGCATTACATTATGCGTCGTAAATTCGGGTACGACATGGCTACTATTTTTGAATATGCAGAAGCTAAAACAACATTCTCTAAACATACAGCTCAAGATGCATTAAATAGAACATTTTGGCGTTATCCCAAACATCTCTATAAGTTTTACATCTCCAGTGAAGTACATAACATAAAAAAAACCATGCCAATTAAATACATGGCTTTCTTACTTATACCAATTTGCCTTTTCGGATACGGATTTAAAAACGCTAAAGAAACTGGATTTTTTGGTTTATTCGGCTCAAACGAACAAACACAGGTGCAACAAAATGCTCCCGATCCTCAGAACAAACAGACATCAGAACCTAGACTTTTAAGTAACGATGAAGTCAAAGAAATCGAACAAGATGAATCAAAACGAATAGCATCTGTTTTTGACACTGGAACAAATTGCCGTGCTTATAATGGAAATGGCAACTTAGTTAGAGTAACTAAGGAATACTGTCAAATGCTATCTAACAACCCCTACATGCTTACATCAGCATCAAACGAAGTCATACAACAACGAATGCAGGCTGTTAATTACACCCAGTACAACAATTCACAATATGAGACAACACAGCAACAACCATCAGCATCAACAATGAATGCAACAACATTTGCTAATTCATCGCTTTAAACAGAGGGTGCGGATTGCACCCGAACTGACGCATAACGACTTAAAACTTTCCCTCCTTGATTACAGGCTCCCTTATGATTAAACACAGTAGAAACCGAGCTATGCTCGCTGACAGTATCTTGCCCTTTATGAAGAACATTTCACAAACTTGGGTTCAATGTTCATACTGTGGTCGTACAGTGTTATATTCTGCAAGGACAAGACACACAATAAATTTTCATACTAATAGCACTGGTGGCTTGATCATTGATTTTTTATAGCTGAGATTTCGCATAATGGAGAATATTTAATGAGAATTTTAATAACTGGTAAACCTGGAACGGGTAAGACTTTGTATTCAACTTATCTTGCTGATACTCGATACAATTATCCAATTTATGAAGCTGATAATTTTACTGATTTCAATGTCTTAACTGATAAGATTAAAGAGATAGAAAATTGCATAGTTGTTATTCAACATGAGAAGTTCTTGAAAGAAAAATTAAAGTTCGACCTTCATTTAGAGCTTTATCGTAATATTGAAGATTTAGAAAAATTCTATGTTAAATCTCCTTCTGGTATAGAAGAACACTTATTTTCAGATATGGGTGAATACTACTGAGATTTCGCATAATATCCGCATTATGTTACTTGACGTTTTCGTTGTACAAATAATCCCACTGGAGAGTCTCCAGTGGGTTTTTTGTCAATGATGCTATCATATCTAACGCACTCGAACGTCATTTAACATCAATGCTCATTATGCGAAATCGAAGGAGCAGGAGGAGGGAGGACGAGCGAAGCGACGGACCGACCCGAACGATCTGCGATACTGAGATTCGCAATTTATAGCGACATATTCTGTCGCAAGTACGAAGTTCGTCCACCATCTCTAATGGTGGACTCTAGTCCCAAAAATGGGAATTTAACAGGAATTATTCATCTTTCCCTAACACTTCTTGTCTGTATTTAATAACTTCCTCAGCTTTCAAATCTTTCAAATGATATTTGATTAATGCATGTATTACGTCGCTTTCTGCCATTAAAGATTTTTTAGCTACTACGAATTTCATCAATGTTTCTTTCACATCTTCAACTTCTTCACTTCTGATTTTATAGACTTTGCTCATTGTAAATCCTTTGTAACTAGACAACTTGGTAACTTAATTAATGTTAACTCGTTTTATAGGTTGACAAGTTACTTGTAAATTTTGTTTAATGTTTTAAACCTAGTTACTTGGTAACTTTTTTATGTTAGATCATATCTGTATTAACGCGCCTTTCGATTCAAGCTTCTATTCAGTAGATGCTGAAGGCCGTTATTTCTTTATAGATGTTGATCTTCATAGTCTTGAAATCCCTTTAGCTTCTCGTTCTGTCTATAAAGATGAAGACGGGGAAGTCCATAACTCTCATTTATTCCATCCTTATGAGTCTGTTCCTACTCACTATACGGGTATGGCTATGAAAGTTTTTTTCGATTCTTCTTATGCTCCCTACGTTCAAATCAAAGCTAGCCCTGCAAAGTTGTTACAGGGTCACAATGTCTTTGGATCGGACAACATAGAGCAGGGCGCTATGGAAATGATCGGCTTTCTTCATGAAGCTTATCCTGTTCTTGCTTGTATGCTTGACTGGCCTAGTGCTTGGGTTTCTCACATAGATGTAACTTATTCTTGCCGTGTAAAAGATCAGACTACAGCTAAAAAAGTTCTCGAATATCTTGGAAATGTTTCAAATGGCCAGACTCGCATTAGTAAAAAGGCTTATGACACATCGCGTTACTGGGGCGGTGAAACTTCTCGCTTAGTTCAACATAAATGCTATCTAAAGCATGACGAATTTATGGCTCAATTTGCTGAACAACAACAACAAGCAAAAAAATTAGATAAATCAGCAATTCGAGTTATTCAAGTTATGTCTGATCAAAGACTTATTGAATGGACTATTGGTCTTTTACGTTTTGAATCTCGTCTAAAAAAACGATGGCTAGAACGTAATGGTATCCCAACAAATTTATTTGAATTAATCCGCTTTCAAAAGCAAAACCCTAATTTACTTCAAACACTTTGGACTAAAGCTACTCATAGCATTTTTGAAGCTCTAAGAGGTCAAACTATGAAACTAACCGATGATACAAGTGTACTTGAAGCCATTGAGAAGTCAGAAATAGTTTTGACCAAATCGGGCAAGGTATCACATACCAAAGTACGTAATTTATTTGCCATGTATTGCTTAATCAGAGAAAAAGGCATTACAGAACTTAAAACCACATATTCAAAGACTTCATTTCATAGGCTTATTGCTGACTTATGTTTATGCGGTTTTTCTAAGGCTTATCTTCAGAATCTCCACACTGAAAAGGCCAATAACATTATTCCTTTCGTCAAGCTCGTCGAGATTGATTTTAACCAACAATTGCCGGAATGGTATGTAGAACCACAGTCGCAATTTAATTACCAAGTAGCTTAGGAGCTTAAAAAATGTCACAAATCCAAACTTTAACCGTAATTGGTTTAAAAATGTCTAAAGGCGAATTTACACCTGAAAACGGTCGAAATAAGGGTGTAGCTACACCATACGATAATTTAAACATTCATGCTTTGCAGCCGTTCGCTGAATCTGATCTGGACGC